ACATACGCTCATAGGTATCGCTTTAATATTGCGTTTACAAAGTAACGAAAACAATCTAAAAAATCCGCACGCTCGGTTAACTTTCGCCTATTCAATTTAATAATTGAGCCGTTGGCGTCGCATTGTACTTGCTTCGCATCGAATACAAAGCCTTTACAACGTTTACTATTTACGCGAATATCCAAACGCCGTAACGCTGAGTTACAATCGACCCGGCTATTTTCATGCTTTGGGTTCGCGGGTATTATAAATTGGCTGTCGTTCATGTGTAATAAGCGCTTAATCATAGTATAGGCGCTCGAGTTATCGCGCTGCTGAACCGTACCGCCTCGACCCATTGCGTCGCCCGTTATGCGTAGTAAGCCTATTGGAATATTTAAAGCCCGTACCGCATCGCAAAACGCCTCTATGCTTCCTTTGTCTATTCGTATTTCGTCCACTACGTTAGCGCCGCCGATGGTTTGCTGAATAACCAAAGCGCAAAGCGGGTTAATATTAAAGTCCACACTAACATAAACGGGTATATTCGGGTTTAGCGTTGCGTTATCGTCTATATGCTTTTCGTCTAGCCATTCGTATAGGAACGGGTTTAATACTTCATCCATTACGTCCCAATCCCCCTCGACGAACCTAGCGTATTGAATAGGCGGTAACTCCTTTAGCGCTTCTAGGTATTCGGCGGGTATATGCGGGTTATCGGTTATTTTACTCGGTATAAACGCCCAACGTTCGGGTAGCGTATTTTCGATATATCGTTTATAAATAACCGTCTTAACCCAATTTTGCGCGGGATTACACGTAGCGAGGCAAAGTATAGGCGGCTTACCTTGCGCCTTATTCCAGCTCCCTATACGCTCCTGAACTTTGTAAAACGTTGGCTCTTGCAGCTCGTTTACTTCGTCTAAGCCCGCGCCGTTTATTTCTAAGCCCCTGAAGCGGTTTAGGTCTTTGTCTTCGTCGTAGCTTTCTGCCATGAATATTAATTCGCTACCGTTTATAAACGTTACTACCTGCGTGTCCCTATTCCAGCTGCGAACATAATTCGAAACGCCGTCAACCATTATTGAGCTAAAGCTCGGAAACGTTGTACGCTTTAAATCGGGTAGGCTTTTACGTATAATCGCCCACCGGCTACGCGGGTACGCTAAACATAGCGAGGTTAGCGTTAACAGTAGCCAATACGTTTTACCGCCTCGAATTGCGCCCCCGAATACTATTACGCGCTTATCGCCGCTTAAAGCTAAATCGTAGGCTATGGTTTGCCGTTCGGTTAATCGGTAGCTCATTCATTCGGTTGGCTCGGTTCGGTGCGAATAATAACGAGCGGCTCGGTTGTAGTTATGGCAGTATCTATACTTTGCTTCGGCTTACCGTATGCGCGGTCTAGTAACAGCTCCGCAGCCCTTACGTCGCCTTTAGCCGCCTTAGCGCGTATCGCCTTTAGTATAGCTTCACCCGCTGTTATCCCGTCTTTTTCTTCGCCTAATACTTCGGCTAATAGCTTATCGAGTTCGGGTAGCTTACGCGGTCGCCCGTTAGGGTTAAGCGTTTCGCCTTTCTTCATTTTTCTACCGTCGTGAGGAAATGCCATACGTCTGTATTTCGTCTGTAATAAATTGTTTAATCAAGCCCTACAAAGGCGTTTAAAGGGTAAAATACAAGTGAGTTCCTATAACCTCCGTCATGCGTTGGTATTATAGGTGTAACGCCGTGAAGATTGCGCCATGCAGGGTAAACTAATATAGAGTTATCTTGTTGCCCTATCGTAGCATCATAATCAGGTACATGCAAATCGCCCCCTTTGGCGTTTAGCTTTTTACAAATAATAGCATTCACAGTATTTTTAATATTTCCGGTGTCACGGTGAAACGGAGCGCTAATATTGTAATTACTAATACTGCTAGTGAATATATTTCCGAACTTCCATTTATCTGGAACATCATTAAATAATTCAATTTGCTGTTCGTATTGACTTGGCAGTATTTCTTTTATTAATTGTTCGCTTTCTTTTGCAAGTAGCAACATTGCTTTTATAAAAGTTTGTGCTGTTTTAACAGAATGCACGCTTGAATAATTTGCGTATGCTCTTTTCATATGTGGTTTAGGTGCGCAACTTCCTATTATAGTGCTAAATTGAGATACCCAGTTTTGCCCTTTTTGTTTAGCTTGTTTTTCTGTACCCCTATTCATTTTAGTTTTAGGAACATTTTCACTTCTAAATTCAGCATTTGCTAAATCTGCTAACTTGCACATTTTTTCAGGCATTTTTGAAATATAAAAACCGATAGCCTCGCCATTATGGTAAAATACGCAGTCCTCAGTTACATTAGGCTCTTTATATTCGCATAAATCGCCTATTTTAATATTGTGCTGGATTTGTTGTAAATCAATTCTTTTCATAGCAAAAAACATTTGTAGCTTTAACTATGAACCTTTTTGGCACATGGCTATCTGGCAAATCATAAAATCTTTTATCTGTTATTTTTAATTCGTGTAAAACCGATAATTTATCAATACAATTTCTAAACCTATTTAAACTATCGTCAATATCAAAGCTCCATTCGAATACTAATTTTTTAAACTTTCTATTTGTGTTTTCTAGTATCGGCATTTCTGCGCCCTCAATATCCATTTTTACGCAAGCTCTATCGGGTATTACTTCATTGAAATTAACGCAATCAACTTTTAAACCTTTACCATTCCAATTCTTAAACATAGAATTGCGCCAAACGTTACCATTATTGCCTATGTATAAATTTGCTTTTTTAGTATCATTATGAACTAGTCCTGCGCAAATTATATCCGCTTCAAAATTATTTAGCTTCAAATTTCGTTCTATCATTTTGCAATTATTAGGGTCTGGCTCATATACTTTAACTTTCGCGCCTATCGAACATGCTAACAAAGTAAAAGCCCCTACATTACCGCCGCAGTCAAACCATTCTTCGCCGCATTGAATTGTCATGCCTTTTTTACGATAAACGTCTTTATTAATAACCTCCTCAAATGTTTTAAGGTCTGAGGTGTTTTCTCGATACCAAAATTTAATATTTTTTATTTCGCCCTGCTTCACAGCTTATTCTTTTCTGCTTTAAGATATTCGATTAACATACCTCCAACATAAGATTTGCGTTCGCGCCAAAACTTAACAAGCCCATACGCCTCGTTATAATGTTCCGGCTCAAATTCTATCTGTATGGCTTTCATAACGCCGTTTTGCATATCGGCTAAGCTATCCGTAAGGTCTTCGCCGTCTAATATTGAATAATCTATTTCAGGTTCAAAGCCCGGAAAATCCACCCCCCACGCATCGAGCTGCTCGGTATCCCATTCGTTTTGCAACATAGCCCAATCCCACTCGCCGCCGCTTACGTTATCCTTAATTATAAATTCGCGCTTTTGAGCCTCTGTAAGCTCGTTAGCCTGCATAACATATACTTGCTTTAGCTTTGCCGCTTTGCACGCCTTAAAGCGCATATTACCGCCTAATATAACGTTATTCTCGTCCACTATTATTGGGCGCAGCTTTAGCATATCGGGAAAGTCCTTAACCGACTGAACGAGCTTTTTAAACTTTTCGTCATTAATAACACGCGGGTTATTCGGGTTAATGGTTAGTTCGGATATGTTTATTAGTTCTATGTTCATCGCTTACCTCGCTTTTGTTTATACTTTTCAGCTTCGGCGTAGGCTATTGCGGCGGCTTGTTGCGGGGTGTACCCCTCGTCGATTAGCTTACGGATATTCATGCTTATAACGGTTTGGCTATCACCTTGAAATAGTGGCATAGTTACAAAGTTAATCAATAAATTGCAATTCGTTTATAGCGGCGCAATAGTGTTGCCCGTCGCGCTTTAGTGTTTTAAGGTCTTCAGGGTATATTGCAAGCTCGGTTAAGCCCTTTGTTTTACCCGTTATAAATACGCGTACTAACTTAACCTCGTTGCCTTGACGGTCTTCGTTGGTTTCAATAGCGCCTAAACAATAGCGCACGTTTTCGGGTAACAGCTTTTTTAGCTCGGGGTTATCGTATTTCTTTAGGTCTTCATGCCAAAGCGCGATAGGGTATTCGAAGTGGCTGCCCGCGTCATGTACGTAGCCTACATAGATAGGTTGAGCGCCTACGTGCTCGGCTCTAACGTTTAGCATGAACCCGGTGCGGGTGCGCTTATGCGTTGATTTTACTTGTTCGTCAATAATCATAAGCTATAAGTGTCTATACGTTTCTTTGCCATATCTATAAACCGCTCAATCTTTGCCTCGTAAAATGTGCTAAATTCCTTGTGTCCTTCGGGCGCGTGGGTGAATAGCACGTAAAGTACTGAACGCAGGCGCTGGCTCGGTGTTTTGCTTCCAAGCTCGGCGGCGTCTAGCTTTAGGTTGTTTATTAGCGCTTCGTCGTTATAGTTAAATTGTTCACCCTTAAACGCCATAACGCCAACGCCGCCCATCCATTGATTAAATAAGGCGCTCGTTTGTTCGGGTGTTAGCTCCTGCGTGCCTATGGTTATTTTAATGGTCTTATCGCGGCGCGTGGCTACCGACTCAATAGCGCAGGGTATCGTTAATAGTTTAGCATCCATACTCAGGGTCGTGTTTTACTTTAGCTACCTTAACGCCATCCATATAATCGTAAACCATGCGCCGTATTGTGGCGCGGTGCGAAACAGGAACGCGAAAGGTTATATTAACCGTAGGCTCGTTGTAAAGCGGTTTCGCCCCTGCGCCCTTACGTGCGCCGCCTCGGTTATCCTTTTTCTTCGGTTGCATCGCTGCAAATATAGTTAATTTTTGATTATGTAAGACAAATTAACGCCGTTTTTTTTAAGCGTTTTAAGCCAGTCGAAACAAAGGCGTAAATAGGCTCTATAAACGTTTGTTTTCGGTTTAGCGTTAGTTAGATACTCCGAATAGCTTTGATGCGTTCTAATGGCGTTAAAATAGGTTTTTTCGCCGTCTTTAATCGCTACGGGCTGCGGCTCGTAGTTAGTCATATATTCAATTATGCGTTGCTCGGTTGTCATATTATTCACCCCCCTTGTCATTATGGTGCTTATCAATTATATAAGCCCACGTTAGGGCGGTAACGATTATTATAAAAGCCATCATTATAAACGTTTTTACTTCCATTTTAAAAGGGCGTTAGTTCTTCGTCAAAGTTAGTATTTATAGGCATAGGCGCAAAGGTGCTACCGCCGCTTGTTGCTATATCGCTAAAACTGGTTATCGTGCTATTATGCTTAAACCTTACTTCACCCGTAGAGCCTTGACGGTGTTTCTCGAATAGATAAAACACATCGGAGCTATACGGCTTACCGAGTTCGTCGTTTAGCGCGTAGTATTCGGGTCGGTAAATAAATATAACCGTGTCGGCATCTTGTTCTATTGAGCCGCTTTCGCGTAAGTCCGAAAGTATAGGTCGTTTATCCGCCCGTTGCTCAACTTGCCGCGATAGCTGCGCAAGAGCTATAATTGGAATATTAAGCTCCTTTTGCGCGGCTTTTAGGGTTCGGCTTATTTCGGCTACTTCAGCCTCGCGGTTGCCGCCTCTAAAGCCCTCGATAGTCATTAACTGCAAATAGTCTATTATAACCCATTTACAATTACCCTTGCGGGCTTCGCGGCGCATAACACGTATTGCCTCATGCACGCCGCAGCGCGGTTTGTCGTAAATAAGAACGGGCAAATTTTCTACCGTGCCTATCGTAGTTTCAAAGGCGTGTAATTCGGGCTGCGTTAAATTGCCGTCGCGTAGCCGTGCGCTGTTAATCCTTTCGCTCGAATGCTGCAATATTAGGCGCTGGCATAGCTGGCTTTTATTCATTTCGAGGTTAAAGTATATACCCGGCTCGTTGAAATTGCAAGCGTGGTATAATGCGAGCGCTGTTTTGC